TCATATTCCTATCGCCATGCCATGGGGCATGGATGGGGCAAAGTCCGATAATTTCTGGTTCAACATAGCAATCTGATCGCTGCTGCTGTCGGCCATCCAGGCGCCGTAAACATTGAAAACCATCTGGGCGCTGGAGTGTCCCATCTGGCTGGCAATGAAACTCGGATTGGCCCCGGCAGACAGCGACCAGCAGGCGTAAGTGTGTCTCGACTGATACGCCTTGCGGTGCCTTAAACCTGACCGTTTAAGCGCCGCATCCCATGAGTCACCAACTGAATCGGCTTTGTACAGGTAACCTACGCTGCCACTTTTTTTAACCAACTGAGGATTGAACACAAATGTACAGTCGTGAATGACCGTTCGGCCATACTCCCGTAGTTGTACCTCAACCTGATACTGCCTGCCTAACCTGGTCATTTCCGCCTGGTTCCTCAAAGCGTCAATGGCTGGCTTGATCAGGTGAACGACCCTGTCGGTACCGGCTTCGGTTTTTGGTAGAGTGAAATCACCGAGTTTCGTATAATTCCGGCGTATGGTCATCGTTCCAGTTTTCAGATCTATGTCTTCCCATGCGAGGGATACCAGCTCACCGTGACGTAATCCTGTGTATACCGCAATTGACCACAGGTTTTTCGTTTGCTGATGCTTGCAGGCATCAATGAAGCGAACGAATTCATCACGTGTGAGCGGATCTGGTTCTATCCTGGCCCTCTTTAGCGGCTTGATGCCGTTAAACGGGTTTTCACTCACATAGCCATTATCAACAGCGAACTGAAACATACCCGCGATCGTGGTCATGTAGTAGTTTACCGTCACCACACTCAACCCTTTATCCCCCGCCAGCATATCCTTCCTGATATAGAGAAGCTCTTCTCTTGTCACAGACGAAACCAGCTTATTCGCGCCAACCCTCGGCAGCATGCTTCTCACCACCGATTCATACCTGTTTATGGCATTAGCGCAGATCTCCATCCGTTTAAGCTCAAGCCATTTTTCAGACAGATCTTTTACGGTGATATCTTTCTTCCCGATGCCGAAAGTTTTCAGATTTGGCGAGTTGGGGAATTGGGCCGCATAGTCAAAGGTCCCCATGCGGATAGCGAAACAAACTGACGTTCTCAGCTCTCCGGCCACCTTCCTGTTTTTAGCGGTGTCAGGGACACCGAGGTTTTCCCTGACACGCTTACCTTTAAAAATGAACCATATGCGGAGTGACTTTCCGTGGTTCTCAACGCCCGTTGGGTATGATTCTTTACTCATTTATCCCTCCCGACGTCCAGGAGCGTTGCAAGTTTACCTGTTTCATACCGCCCGATCACCCAATGGTTGCTTTTGAGCCTGAATCCATGCGTCTACCGCTTTGCGGTTGTACATGCATTCGCTGGTTGGCTTTGGCTCTCCTTCAGGGGAAACGTGCTTATACTCCCGGCCAAGCAGCCAAGATGATTTACGGGCCCGTGTAATGGTGCCGCGCTTCATCCCAGTGACCGCCATCAGCAAGTCCTCTGAAACCCATTCGTTTGGCTCGATCTGGATAATTGTCTGCATTTATCACCTCCGATGCTTACCGCGTAATTCCTCTTCTTCTTGACAGTCAGCGCAGCGCTGGCAGCCCGCCACCAGTTCCCTGCGCCGCTCGGGTATCTCTTCCCCGCAGTCGCGGCAGTGAGTAGCCGAAACTGCGTGATGGTTGATGCGCATGTTCTGGATGGTCATTTCCAGCCGGCGCTCTGCCAGCTCGTTGGCCTGATCGATGATTTCTGCGCTCATGCTGCACCTCCTTCGCTTTTTTCCGCTTCAACCGCCATCTGCTCAAGCTTTCGTGAAAGCTCTGCAGACAGTGCCTGGAACTCTTCCTCTGTCGCTACCGGGATCGGCACAAAACGGATGCCGATATGAGCGAGGCCATGTGCGGCCTCAAGGCATTTCCTTAAATCAACGGGAGAGGCTTTGTTCATGCTGCACCACCTTCAACGCGCTTGAACTCGATAACCCAAACCCAGGGGTTGGCTTTCCAGCTCTCCTCGCCGTAGATTGAGTTCCACAGCTCGCGGAATGCTAAACCGGCTTCCATAGGGCCAGATGCGGCAATAACACCCTCGGCGCGGGCATCGTCCAGGCTCATGCTGCGTAGGCGCTCAACCCGCACGTCGGTGATTTCCAGCAGAATGCGGCTGGCTGCTCTCGGCATATGAATGGAAGGTTTCCAGCACGAACGGCCATCTTCATAACCATCGTCATCACCCCAAGTAAAATCACCATCAGCTGCATAAATGGCGTAGCCAGAGTAATAGCCATTGCCAAACGGCATTTCGTGAATGGCAGTCGCTGGACGATCAGGAACCCAGTCAATCATCAATCCATCGTCACTAAAGGCGTGACTGACAACGCCCCAAGTTTCACGCACCCAGATACGGTCGCCTGGTATTCCGTAATGGCAAAAATGAGCAGTGGTGCTGCCATGCTTGTGCCTCCGAGAGGATTTCCAGCCAATTACTTCTGGGTTAGGGAAAATGCCACGCTCAATGTCGTCAGCCGGCTGCGGCGCAATAATCCGCCGTGTCTGTGTCTTCCGACCGTCGAGGATGGCGCGCACCATCTCCCCGTTAAAAATCATTCCGCGTTCTTTCATGATTCCACTCCATACCGCCCATTCATGCGGCCAATAACACTGACAAATTTGACTAAACTGACGCCCATAGGCCGGACCTTCTCGTAGTGCTTGCGAAGGATGGGGGGCATACAGCGTTCCACTTCGGTTTAGGCTTTACGCTCATCGCTTTGGTTATCTCTTCTGCGCAGCGACGAGCCTGGGCGCGGAGAGCGTTTTCTTTTTCTTCTGGCGTCATGCAGCCTCCAGATTCCCGATCCGCTTTAACTCAGCCAGCGATACGGTCGTGATGATGTGTCGCGGGGTGATGTACGGGCGCCAGATAAACAGGAGCGAGCCTTTAGGGTTGCTCTGGCGCTTTCCTGTAACAGATGCCGGAACAAACTGAACGCGACCACCCGTTATCAGCCTGAGTTCATCAGCTGATTGCATGGCTGAAATAAACCAGCCAGTAGAGATGTCAGCCGGTAGCAACATCACTACGGCCTGAGACTGCGCCCGGGATTGCTCAGCAGCCTTTTCCACCCACGGCCCAATATCGGAATAGGGTGGGTTGCACCAGATCGAGCCGCATGACGTCCATTCGCTGTTCAGCGAGTCATCCAGCTCAGTGAGATAGTGATCGCATAGCGCATTACTCTCAGAGGCTGCAGCATCCAGCCAGAAGCCAAACTCGCGGTCGAGCGCGTTGAAAATTTCAATCGGCGTTTGCCAGTAGTCACGTTCATTTTTTGGAGTTTTCGATCCGCCGTAGTCAGTCATTGCGCACCTCGTTTCGTGTCTGCCTTTCTCATGCGGCTTAAAGTCCTGGATACCGATGCAACGCTGCGGCCCATCTTCATGGCGATGCTTTTATGCGACTCGCCTGCAGCGCGCATTTCAGCGACGATCTGCTTCTCTTCTGGCTTCCATGGCTTGTAGACAAACGCTGTGCTGATGGAATAGCTCTGTGCCAGGCGGTAGAAGTTCGCCTGGCTGATCCCCAGCGCATCCGCTGCGCGACAGGCAGGCATGGTTCCGGCGACGGCGCGGAATTGCTCTGGTGTGATGCTCTGCTTATTCATTGTGCCTCCCGTGGTAACCGGTAAATTTCTCCGCCAAGCGTCCCGTTTCCCCAGCGCTCGACGGTCAGGAATGGCTTAACCATTTCCAGTTCCGGTGCAGAGATGAACACTTCCTTCATCTCAAGCGCTGGCGCCCACCCGGCGTAATAAGGTTCATGAAAATTCAGGGTTATCCCTGCGTTGTGCCCGAGGGCGCCTGCTGCGGTCTGCCAGCGATGAAATACCGTAATGTTGTTCCGCGCGTCCTTGCGCAGGATGGACAGGATTGACTCAGCTGTTACTTTCATGGCTGCCACCTGCACTTTCAGTGCTTCCTAACGCCTGCTTTATTTCCCTGCGCCGGATGCCAGTTACCTCATGGCATTTGCTTTGATGTTCGGAAAATCCGTCCAGAGCGAACCATGCTTCGCTGTATTTTTGAGTTATGACTTCCGGATTGTTTTCACTCTCAATTTCCCGGCAGAAATCCGCGAGAATATCGTCAGCTTCCTCCATGGTTATTGACGGCTTTACTGGCTGAAACTGTTCGCTGTTTGTTTCTGCCGCTGGCTTACACTGGCCATTGCTTGAAACCGCCGATGGAAGAGCCCATGCAGGCAGGGCAGGCGGCTTCCAGTAAAAAGCGCCTAACTCTTTAGTGCGTGCGTAAGTAAAACCGTCTGCTTTTTCTCCTGATATGGTTGCGAAGCCTACGTCCAGATCGTATAGATACCGGCCTATTCCCCACTGAACAGCGGCGCGCTTCATAGCGCTTGAGCGTCCGCCTTTTACAGCCTCAACCTGCGTGTTTTCGGATGCGTCCCACTTGGTGATCCACTCCCCATCGACCTTTATGGAAATTCCGCATTCGACGCCGCCATTGTTTGGGATATCGCGGTACTCATTGCGCCAGCCGGCCTTTCCGCAAACCTCATCAAGGCGCTTCATGATTGCCCGGTTTGTGACATAGGCCAGGACCTTTGCCCAAATTGACGATCCGCTTTTCCCTGCCTGCTGAATACGCCACTCGATATCCTTATGGGGGAATGGGGCGTCAAGTAGCTCAAGATTCATTGAAAATTCCCCGCGAATTCATCCCAGCTGATCACCGGGTTCTGCCGTTCCGCAGAAAGGTTTACTGGTTCGCCATCGTCGAAATCACGTTCGCCGATCGCATCGCTCATCAGCTGAATGAATTCGTCGTCATTCCATTTTTCCGCCGCACTCATGCTGCTTTCTCCCGATGAGTAATGGCGTAGCCATGCTCCGCCAGGCATTCGATCACCACGTCCCAATCCAGTTGCATGAGGACTTCACGACTGTTAACCGTCCCCGACAGCACCACGTCTTCCAGCTCGACGGTTAACGTGTTATGCGGGCCTACAGATGTGCGCATGTCTGTGCATTCACATTTGATGTTCATAAGCACCTCAGTAACTGATACCGGTATGAGGAATGCGGCCGTCTTTAACCGCGGTGAGCACCTCGATAGCCTGATCCCGAGTAAGGCTGGTATTGGCCAGAAGAGCTTTGACGATTTCAGTGCCTACAGCCTTGCGGTGCTTAACGTCAGCTTCGCGGCGCGCCTGCTCATCGGCTTTACGTTTCTCCTCAGCCAGGCGGGCCTGTTCGCGTTGCTCTGCCTCACGGCGGATGCGGTCGGCTTCTTCCTGTGCTTTGCGCCGCTCGGCTTCAACTGCGGCCTTTTTGTCAGCCTCTGCTTTCTGCTCGGCTGCAATTCGATCTCGCTCTGCCTGCTCGGCTTGTGCTTTCAACGCAGCTTCCCGGAGCGCCGCTTCTTCACGTTCACGTTGTGCGCGCTGCTCAACTTCTCGGGCTGCTGCGGCGGCTGCCATTCGCTTAATTTCTTCTTCATGGGCAATGCGCTGGCGCTCAGCCTCAGCTGCTTTATCTGCCTGCTCTCGGTCGAAAGCATCATTCATCAGCAGGGCCATTTCGTGGTCAGACTCAATACGAGCTGCCAGCTGCCGATCGAACTCTTCATTCATGGCCAGTGCTTCGACGTGAAGGGCGTTCATGGCTTCTTCGGCCTTAATGCGTTCCTGCTCCGCCTCCCATTCGGTCAACGGGCGCCGCACTTCATCTTTCAGTGCATCGAGACGCTCACGGACAACGCGGCGGCTTTCATCAATCTGCTTTGGCAGCGCCTTCAGCTCAGCGACCAGGTCTTTACCTGCGTTGTCGATGTAGGTTTTAGAGCGCGCGACCTTGTGAGCCATGGATGCGATAGCATCGCGGCCTTTTTTGGTGGTCACGTCCGGCACCAGACTGCGAGCCTCTTTTTCGATCGCTTCGATAAGCGGATCGAGTTGGTCGTTATTGGTGAAAACCGCCATCGCGTTCTTTTTCTCGATGACGACTAAATCCATTATTTCGCTCATGGTTTCCCCTGAAATTTGGTTGTAAGAATCCCGGCACCGTAATGGCTGCCTGATAGCTCAGTTAAATTCGTGCGCTGATATGCGCGGTTAATGCGTCCCGGCTGGAACCAGGTTAGGTTCGATACTGCGCGAAGCGTATGGCCGGCGGATGTGGCGCAGATTGCCCTGCGGCTCATGCCAGTAGCTGCCGTCGCGATAGTCAAAGCTGACCAGCCAGGCGGCGCCAGTTTTAGCGTTGCGCATCATCACGGCGCGTCCGCTGTTAGGAATTGAGTTAGCCATTGAACACCCCCGTAACGTGCAGAATTTTGATAATCAACGCTGTCCAGATAACGCCGCAGATAAGCAGGCAGTAAATCAGTGAACGAATGCCTTGTTTGCTCATTTGCCACCCCAGCACTGAACGCTTACGAATGCGACCAAAGCCAACAACAGAGCCACCTTCACCTTGAATCTGTTCCACGCAGGAACCTCATGTTCTCGGATCATCTCTTCACCTTTGCCTTAAAGCCGGCCAGCTGAGCATTGTTACGATTATCCGGCGTTGCCGGTGTTGTTTGGATGAGATGATAATGTACTAATGGTTCATCAATGTAAAGTACCAAAAGTACATTTTTAATTTGGGAATAGTTCATTTCAATGTAAGTCAATGAACTTAAAGTATATTTATTTTGCGTTTTGTTTTTGGTGATGGTTGTTTGGCAGTAGAGCTGGCACTGGATGTGCTGATGCTGAGGGAAGAGTAGGGCCGATAGTCAACAGCTTGCCAGCAGTGATGCCGTTAACCATGGGGATCGGGGCGATGTTCAAATGGTGGGCAAATGAAGATAAAAAGTAGATATTTTCTAAATAATCAATTGCTTGTGTTGGTGGTCGGGTGCTGTCCGATATGGATCGGAAGGCAGTAAAAACCCGGCGCGGGGGCCGCGCCGGGTCTGGATGAATTTCTAATAGCTGCTGATATGTTAAGCTGCCAGTGGAATAGCTCGCAGACTTTCATCCAACTGGGCATTCAGTCGGCGAACGTTATTCAGGCATGCTTCCATTTCGTTCAGCAGTGCGAATACGGTCTCAAAGTCGTAACGGTTTTCCATCGTGTGCTCCTCGTTTGTTATACGTATGGCTTCTCATCCAAAGCAGCTATGGCGGCGCACAACCCTTCAGGATTGTCAGCTACAATGGCTTGAGCCAAGTCATCTGCGAGCTCGATGTACGCGTCAAGCTCAGCTAGTTCATCTTTCCTATCAATTTTTAACAACTCAGCGACTTTTTCGGATAGGGCGCGATAAAGTCTTAACTGTGAAACAACCTCTTCGAATGTAGGGTTGTTCAACTGTAGCTCAGGAATTGGCAATAATTTGGCCTTGCTGAGCATAGAACTGATTTCACCGATGATTGCATAAGTAAGAGAGTTAAACCGCGCTACTGCTCTTTTATGCAAAACTTCAACGGATTCATCTCCAGGGTTTCGGGTCACTAACTATACTCCTTATATAGGATCCCTCAAAGAGGTTTTCAACTAGAGTTGCTCAAAAAAGGAACAATCTGACCGGATCTTACAAAAATATGTTGACACGTAATTAAGCATATACGGCTTTAAACTCATCATACACTAAGCATCAACCTTTGAAAGATAGTGGTCATAAAAATTACTTAATCGCTTCGATAGGCTGATGGCTACCCATGCTTCCTGTACGTCTTCGGCATTACCAAAAACACATCGAACTACCGGTCTGGCTCACTCAAAGTCATCCCGCTCATCCCTTCGCTTGAAGAAAATCTTATCCAGCCTGAGCACTATCCCAACCAGTCCGATAATCAGTAAAGTAATGAGTATTGGGATAATCAGATCAGACATGCTTCCTCTGCGTGCTAAAGCTTTACCCATGCTTCCTGTACGTCTGCGGCATGCTGCCGATCACCTTGCCGAACACGAACACCCGGTTCATCTCGTCTTTCTCGATCGGGTCCCAGGCTGCATAGCTTTTGTTATCTGAGATAACCAGCAGCTTGTCCTTCATCTTCTGCAGGCGCTTGACGTGAGCAGTGTCGTCGTACAGGAAGGCGTATATCCCGTCGCCGTCAAAGCTCTTAACGCTGATGTCGACGAACAGCAGATCGCCCGGCTCAATCGTGCCGGACATGCTGTCGCCCCGGACGTTGATGATCCGGATGTTTTCAGCCTTGCGCCCATCGAACATGTGGCGCGCTTCCGCTGGCGCATATTCAACGGAGTGGAGAATCTCCACGAACTCCTGATTGATAACCCCGGGGCCAGCGCTAACCGTTATATCCAATAGGTCAATGCGAAAGACATCCTTAAGGGTTTGGGTTGCCTCTGTATCGATTCCATCCTCATCGACATCACCGAGCAGATACGACGCTGACGTACCAATGTGAGACGCCAGTGCTTTCAGCGTTCCGCGTCTTGGAATCGACTCTCCATTGAACCATTTGCTTACGGCCTTAGGGGTCAACTTCATCCTCTTGGCGATCTCAGCCTGTCGACCATGTGGTATCAATCCAGCTTTATCGCAGGCCAGCGCTAGCCTCTGAGAGAATTCTTTTCGCGCTCTTTCTTCATGAACCATATGTTCAATCATAATATCACTTGCGTGAACTATCAGTTCCGACTTAATATGTACTTACAGTTCATTATTGAGGGTTAAACATGGCACCGAATAGTCTTGGCGAAATCATCAAAAAGATTCGGGTTCCTGTCGTAGCTGAAGCCTGTGGTTGCTCGCCGCGCGCAATTTACAAATGGATTGCTAACGGAAGCCTGCCGAGGACGGATTACACCGACGAAACCAACTACGCAGAAAAGATCGCTCTCGCTTCTGGCGGCCAGTTTACCGCTGCTCAGATCCGGGAAGTCAGCAAGCCTAAAGCCGCCTAACCGGCGGCCTTTCAATCAACACCAGAGGAAGTATCACAAATGGAGAGTTCAACGACACGCAACAAAGTGGAGGCTAGCAGGATAGAAAGCTGGTTACACAGCCAGATAGCTGAACTGGGAACCACGAATATCGCCAAAGTGGCCGGAGTGAATAAGTCGACGGTGAGTCGCTGGCGGGAAAGTCTGCTGCCGAACATGTCGCTACTGCTGGCCATCCTGATTTCTAACAGGCCGGGAGAGAAAGGTGATTTTGAAGCATGAGTGGAAACAGAAGGGCGAAAGCCGCAGTGCGCGAACACTAACGGCTTTCTACGCGAATTAACTGAACAAATTCACAGGAATAATTATGAGTTCACTTTACCAGCTTTACAAGCACAAAGACAAAAACGGCACCGGAACGGTGGTTAACAAAACTTACACCGTTCCTTTGTCAGAGCTGTACGTCGAGCCCGGTCTGAATATCCGCGAAATCGACCAGGATCATGTCGCTGAGTTCCGCGATGCGTTTATCGCCGGCGAGTCGGTGCCTCCGCTGGACGTCCAGGTTACCGAGAAGGGCGTGAAGGTTATCGACGGTCACCACCGCTATTACGGCGCCATTGAGGCGACGAAAGCAGGTGCTGACATCATCCGTCTTGAGTGCAAAGACTTCGTCGGGAACGAAGCTGATCGTATCGCCTTCATGGTTACCCGGAACCAGGGCAAGCCTCTCACTGCTCTGGAACGCGCAGCTGCATATCAGCGTTTGAGAAATCAGGGGTGGGAGCCGGACGAGATCGCGAAGAAGGTTAAGCGTTCTCTATCCGACGTCGACTATCACCTGCATTTGCTGACCTGCGGAGAAGAGCTGATCAGCATGGTTCGTGCTGGCGAAGTATCCCCGACAACCGCGGTTGCACTATCCCGCGAGCACGGCCCCCAGGCGGCCTCTGTAGCCATTCGCCAGATGGATAAGGCCAGAGCGTCAGGTAAATCGAAATTAACCCGCAGCGCGGCGCTGCCGCAGTTTAGCGCAGCAAAGGCGCGCCAGTTTCTCCAGATAGTCGCTGATCAGGCTGACATTGAACTGCCAGCTGATGCGCGCGCCATCCTGGATAACTATCGCGAATTCCTGAAAGAGGCCGGCTGGGAGAGTGAAGCATGAACACCGCAGAAATACTCAAGTTTCCCGGCGCCGCGCCGGGGCAATTCAGGAGCAACCGGATGGAAAACCAGAAATCTGGCTACATCCCGTTGTACCGGAGCGTTCTCAAGCAGTCCTGGGCAAAAGATGTGTACCTCAGAACCCTGTGGGAAAACCTGCTGCTTAATGCTGCTCGTCAGCCATTCAAAGCGACTTTCAAAGGTCATGAGTGGTCACTGCTGCCCGGACAACTGGTGGTCACAGCGGCCGATTTAGGGCTGCAGCTTTGCGACCGGAAAGGGAATCCTACTAGTCGCGATTCAGTGGAGAGAATGCTGGCTGTTTTTGTGCGCGAAGGGATGATTTCTATCGAAGGTGAGAAGCAAAAAGGGAGAGTGATCACCATCACAAATTTTGCAGAATATGCTCAAAAAACAGACAATTTACCCGCACATGAAGCCGCACATGAAGCCGCACATGAAGCCGCACATGAAGCCGCACATACTTCCGCACATGGCGAGACCAGCAATGGCGCGGGTTTGAAGGTGGTGCCCGCACATGATGGCGCACATGATGGCGCACATGAAGCCGCACAAACAACCGCACAACATGAACAAGAAGGTAATAACAAGAATAAAAACATTAAAAGATCTTCGTCCGAGAATTCTGGCGAATCCTCTGACGCCCGCCTGAAGAAATTTTTGTCTGCTCATCCTGATGCTGCGGTTTACACACCCAGCGGAAGCAAGTGGGGAACCGCCGAAGACGTTCGCGTTGCCGAGTGGATTTTCTCCAGGGTCAGGATGATCAACCCAACCTGCAAATCCCCTGACATGACCGCCTGGTCAAACACGGTTCGACTGATGCGTCAGATCGACAACCGCAGCCACCAGGATATCTGCGCCATGTACGACTGGGCCAGCAAAGACTCGTTCTGGCATCGCAACATCCTGAGCCCTGAAGCGCTGCGCAAGCAGTGGGACAAGCTAACCATGCAGCGCAGCGCGCCAGGGATTCAGGTTGCCGGGAAGCCAAAAGTCGACCTGAACAACACTGACTGGATTTACGGGGTGCTCGAATGAAATCAATCGCTGAAAGCATGCACAACTTCGACCGGGAAAATTTCCAGCGCGTGGCTGCCGGGCTTCCTGAAATGCAGGACGAGCAGGCAGTAAAGCGCCAGGCGGCAAAGACTGCGGAGATTTTCAACGAACTGTTCCGCCAGTTGCTCGCTGTGTTCCCGGCGCTGGCCAGCAAAACACCCGAGGAGATGAACGAGATGCGCCGGCAGTGGCTCCTGGCGTTCAAGGAAAACGGGATTGTCTCCATGGAGCAAATCAACGCCGGAATGCGCGTTGCCCGCAAACAGGATCGCCCATTCATGCCATCGCCGGGTCAGTTTGTCGCCTGGTGCAAATCGGAATCAGCCGTATCTGCCGGACTGCCGGATGCAGTGGAGCTGGTCGATATGGTTTACCAGTACTGCCGGACCCGCGGGCAATACCCGGATGCTGAGTCCTATCCGTGGCCAGAGCACAACGTCACGCCGGTCACGCTGAAGCACAAGGCCTGCTACTGGATGGTTACTGGCCTGTACGCAGATATGCGCGCAAACGGCCTCAGCGACGCTGAGTTGCGCCGCAAGGCTCAGGATGAGCTGATGCGTATGGTGCGTCTTTTAAACGCAGGAGAAGCGATTCCAGAGCCGGTTAAGCAGATTCCAAAACTTGGTGGTCGGCCATTAAGTCAGGAGCAGGGGTTAAACAAAATCGCAGAAATTCGGGCGAAATTTGGACTGGGGAGAGGGCGGTCATGAAAAAGAACTCTGGCAAACAAGCCGTTATTAACTTCATCGGCCAGCATCCTGGCTGCAGCTTTCAGGATATCCGCCGCGGTACCGGGCTTGACTCTTCAGTGGTCAATTCCTCCCTGTGGCAGATGAACAAAGACGGCCAGGTCAAGCGTGAGGGGGAATGCAGGAGCTACCGCTACACCCTGATTGACACAACAGCCGTAACCGAAAGCGATCCGTCTGTTCAGTATCGCCAGCGTCCTGGCGGCGTAAACCCAATGACCAACCTGTTTAACCAGTGCCTGGCGGGAGTGAGGAAATGAAATTTATCAAATTAAGCCAAAGGGTAACGGTAGAGCGACAGGGCAAATATGGCTGGGTGCCTGAAACAGTCTACGAGCCTGTATTTGTTGCCGCAGGTCACATCGTCAGCATGTATTTCGCTGGCGTGACAATTCTGAAAATGACCTCCGGAGAGCGCATTGACGTGAAAGAGACCCCGGAAGAAATCATCGCCATGCTTACCGAAGGAGCCTCCAAATGACTATCACATTACAGGCAGTAAACGAGCTCATCGCTTCCCTGGAGAGCGCAGGCGAGCTGTCGATCAAAGAGACAAAGGTTATGGCGTTAGCGAAAGCGTACCAGCAGCTGGCGGCGGAGAATGTGGCGCTGAAGAGAGTTCCGGAAACAGACAGCGTAGCAATGTTGCTGGCTCTGGATTCGTTCCGCAGCGAGTCATTGCCGGATGTAGGTTTGCAAAAGGCGTTTGAAAGCTTGATGTACCACCGCAAGACCCCCACCACCGACGCCTACCTGGCCGGGATTAAGGCTGATGGGGCCAGCGAGTTCATTAGCCGCCTGCAGCAGTGTGTCGATGAAGGTGATTTTGTGGGTGATGAAGTTGCCGTAATTGTTGGCGCTATCGACTGCGGCAAGGAATTTTGCGAGCAACTGCGCGAGGGGGTCGACAAATGAGCATTGCCACTTATCTCAATACCGGTTTAGCCATTCTTGGATGGGCATACATCATGGTTAAAACAGGCCAGTGGATTACAAAGAATGCTCTGAGGCAGTGGGACAAGCGTCGTAAGGAATCTCGCCGCCAGAAAGCTGTGAATGAGTTTTATGACGCCTTTGAGCTTAACAGCCTGGAGCCTGGCTCTACCGTTCGTCTGGCCACTAAAGGCGACCTGACAATCATGATGTTCCGCAGCGAGGGGGCCGACAAATGAGCAACCGTATCCCTAACTTTGGCTGGAGCCGCCTGAAGCTGGCAACGCTCACCTATGAGCAACTGGCTCAACTGGAAGAGCAAGTGAAGGCCGAGCATGCCTGCAAAAACGGCATTCACCTCTTCGACAAAGCCGGTCAGCGCAAACTCGATGCCCTTAGCTGGGCCATATACAACAAGCAGAAGGCGGAGCGTGCAGCATGACTGATATCACCGAACTGGCGCAGAGAGAGAAATTCGAAGCGTGGTTTGTAAATGATGTTGTGGGGGCCGATGTAACCTTCCCAGCCTTTGAAGATGGCGCATACGCCGAAGGAGAAATTTACGATGAGCAATTGTACTTCATGCTTCAGGCCATGTGGATGGCATGGAAAGCGGCTGGCGCTGAGCTGGTAGAGGCGCTGGAGAAGGCGCAGGCAGGTGAGAAGCAATGGCACGAACTTGTCGATGCGTTCTGCGCTGACGACGCCGACTGGCACAAGCTGACTAACTCAAACAATGAGCTGATTGCTCTTTTGTCTCAGGTCTTGTGCAAGCAAGCAGACCGCATCGCCGAACTGGAGTCCCGCACCGTGAAGTTGCCGGAGCCGTTCAAGTTGGCTAAATCATCGAGCGGATTAACGTACTACTACGCTGACGAGGTCGATGCTGCGCTTACCGCCGCTGGCATCAAGGTGGAGGCTGAGTGATGGCGCTGACCAAAAAACAGCGCGCAGAGCTGCGCATGAAGTTTGGCGGGCGCTGCGCTTACTGTGGCTGTGAGCTTGGCGATAAATGGCACGCTGACCACGTCGAAGCAGTGCGAAGGAATATCAGTAATGGCTACGCAATGGACAGACCAGAAAACGACACGGTCAGCAACATGGTTCCGGCATGCATCCCCTGCAACCTGTTCAAAATGTGCAGCACGGTTGAGGATTTTCGCAATCGCATTGCAACTCAAGTTGATGTGACTCGCCGGGCATCGAGAAGCTACCGTACAGCGGAATCATTCGGCCTGGTTCAACCAACTAACGCGCCGGTAGTGTTCTGGTTCGAAAAGTATCAGGCAGAAGGAGCCAACCAATGACCAGCAAATTAACCAGAGAACGCCTGGAAAAAATTAAATCATGGCGTGAAACCTACGGCGCCGGAAGCAACGTAATGCTGCCAGCTGAAGAAGCGGAAGAGCTGGCCTGCTTGGCGCTGGCCGCAATGGACAGCGAGCCGGTAATTCCTGATGAGATGACACCAGAGCAAGCATATGAAATAGGTGATTACCACGGAGATCCGGTAGACGTGTTTGCGCGTGGGGCCAACTGGATGCGCCAGCATATCATCGACTCCACATTAGCAGCCGCCCCGCAACTACCCGGCAGTGAACCCGCTACCGTGCCGGGTAAATGGATTCCGGTAAGCGAGCGGATTCCTGATAATACTGAGCCTGTTCTTTGTATTGAAAAACGTGCTGATTTTGGTACTTACGGACAACCATTCGTTTGTTGGCATGATGGAGGTGGATGGGTTGGAAAAACAAATTACCGTCCAATCGTAACCCACTGGATGCCGCTGCCGGCCGCCCCGCAGGAGGTGAAAGGTGAATAAGGTCGAATTGCTTCAGAAGATATCAGCGCTAGCCACTGAATGCCACACGCTGGCCTGTGAGCTTGATATTGGGGATGAGCGAACCGAAATGTTCGAAATCTACAGCGTGCTACACAACCTCGGTCGCCGCGGGTACGCCTGCCAGGTAGGGCGGCGAATGAATCCACTGCTCGCATCCTGCGATGATGACGAGGATGAGGAAGATGACGATTGGGATGAGGATGAAGACTGATGCCTAAATCCCCCGCAGAACGCAAAGTCCGAATAGAAGGAAAATTGTAGAAAATAAAACGCCGGGTTACCCCGGCGCTCCAGTTTGCTGTACGATCTGGGTTTCCCCTCAGTCACCGCTTATCCGTTATCCGGAGATAATGGTTTCGATATATGCCCGGGGTGACTATCTTCGTTGATCAGCCAAAAGGCTAATTAACAGATATCGCGGGTAAGTTCAAAAACTGGGTCAAGGCTTACCTCCTTAGCGACACAGCTCGCATACTCTAATACACTGGACTTATGATTCTATATTTTGCTGGCGAAGTGTCAATCAGGAGTAAATAAAAATGTCACAGTGGAACATAGCAGCCAAAAGCCAGGAAGAACGCGATAAGGTCAACGTAGACCTCGCGGCATCCGGCGTCGCCTACAAAGAGCGGCTTAACCAGCCGGTGATAGCGGAGCAGGTAGCCAGAGAGCAGCCTGAACACCTACGCGAGTATTTCATGGAGCGCGTCCGCTACTACCGCGAGCAGAGCATCCAGTTACCCCGCGCATCCGATCCGCGCTATCTGGAAATGGCAGAGCAGAACGCCAAGAAATAGCCACTTTCTCGTATATGCTCATTTTGCTTTTATCCCCGGGAAGGGCGATAATTACCTCGTCAGCCTGAGCAACTGACACGATTATCCGGCGCCAAGTGGGGACACATGGCGCAAACACTGCAATTTGAGAAGAGTTATCAAAACGTACTGATTCCCGCAGAGCCGGGAACCAGCGAATACCTGCAACTTATCCCGGTGGGGCAACTGCTTTGCGGTGAGTTCCGCAAGCCCCGAAATTACGCATTACACAAGAAGTTCTTCAAGCTTCTGACTCTCGGGTATCACTACTGGACGCCTTCCGGTGGACTCATTGAGCCCGCTGAGCGCGCCCTCATATCCGGGTTTATCGACTTCCTTTCATCCGACTTCGATCAGCGCGCTGCGCTCCAGAACGCCGCGGATATGTATCTCTCCTCTGTCGGCATTTCTCGTTCCCGCGATATGGCGCTGCTGAAACACTTCGAATCCTTCCGCGAGTGGGCAACCATTCAGGCCGGCTTTTACGATGAATACCAGATGCCTGACGGCAGCCGTCGTCGTGTCGCAAAGTCGATCTCCTTCGCCAGCATGGACGACAGCCAGTTTAACGGCGTCTACAAATCAGTGCTGAATGTGCTCTGGAACTACATTCTGCGTCGCAAGTTCCACTCGCCGGCTGAGGCTGAAAACGCCGCCAGTCAGCTGCTGAGCTTTGCGGGGTGATGGCTATGCAATGTCTTCTCGCCAAAGTAATGGAACGCGGCATCTTCCGCGTGCCGGCGCGCCGCAAGCGCAAGGTAGAGGTTAAGCCTTCCGACATCCCGACCCTGAAAGACTACACCGCCCGCCTGGTTGATAAGAAGTGGCTACGCCTGAGAGCAAGGAGGCCACATGCTTAAACGTGCTCAGCGCCGTTGCAAAATCTGCCGCGCCAAATTCACCCCAGCATTCGAAAACCATCGTTGGTGCTGCCCTGAGCATGGCGCTGAATTTGCCATGCAGGAACTGGAGAAGAAGCGCGAAAAGCAGGCCCAGGCGAAAGAGAAGAAAGAGCGCGCGGCCTGGCGCAAGCGCAAAGCAGCGGTGAAGCCTCTCCGGCACTGGGAAGACATGACTCAGCGTGTCGTTAACGACTATATCCGCGAGCGTGACCACGACCTGCCGTGCATCAGCTGCGGCACGTTCGACACGGTTCAGTGGGAAGCAGGCCATTACCGATCCCGCGGTAAAGCATCTCACCTGCGCTACAACGAGGACAACATTCACAAGCAGTGTCATCACTGCAACGTGCAGATGTCAGGTAACCAGCAGCAGTACCGCATTGCTCTTGTAGAGAAAATCGGAGCTGAGCGCGTCGAAGCGCTCGAAAACAACAACACCCCTCACCGATACACCATCGAAGAACTGGAGGGCATCAGGCGGCATTACAGCGCGCTACGCCGTGCGCTCATAAAACAACGGGAGGCCGCATGAGCACAGAAACCGAAATTGAACTGGGAAAGGTTGTAGCTTTCCCAGCGAAGAATAACGACCTGCAGGATGGGCTCGTTATTCAGCGCGAAGGTAAGAAGGTGATGTGTCTGCACTCCACCGTTTGGGTTAACGAAAAGGACCGGACCTTACGCTGCAGGAAGTGCGAAACATTGATCGAACCTTTTGACTTCTTGATGACGCTCTGTGAACAGGAGTCTCGCTACATGGAGAGCGTGAAATATCTCCGACGGGAAGAAAAGCAGCGCCGCCAGAACATCGAGAAACTCATTCAGATTGAGAAGAACGCAAAGTCCCGAATTCGCCGTGCCGGGGATAAGTCTCCGCTTCCTCTCTGGCAGAACGAGAGGGTTGACGAATGAGCCGTGACGTTATCAAACGCATCCGCGACCGCTGGCAAAAGCTCCGCCTCTGCCGGCACCGCGGCACCGTACTGGTTGACTACCGCATACTGAGAAATTTCGTTCGCATCTATCAGACCCTGGGAGAGACAGCATGACAGCTCAATACTTGGAATTTGTTCGCCAGCAGCTGATAGTGGCCACCGCCGATCTGAGCGGTGCGACGAAAGGGCAACTGGTAGCCTTTGCAGAAAACTCGAAATTCACCGCTACGGCGCGTAGCCGGGGAAGGAAGAAAGTAGCCGACCCGGTAACCGGCCGCATGGTAAACCCATCCAGCCCGCCAATCCCCGGGCAGCAGTCGCGCGCAAAAGGTTCGTCAATCGCTCTCGTTCTTCCCGTTGAGTATTCGACGGCAAGCTGGCGCCGTGCTCTGCTGTCGCTGGAAGACCACCAGAAAGCGTGGCTGCTGTGGAACTACAGCGATAATATCCGCTGGGAACACCAGGAGACGATCACCCGGTGGGCATGGGGGCAATTCAACGAAAAGCTGGCCGGCGTGCGCATTGCAAAGAAGACAGTCGATCGCCTGCGCCAACTTATCTGGCTGGCCGCGCAGGATGTCAAAGCCGAGCTGGCAGGGCGGGAGGCGTATGAATATCAGGCGCTGGCGGAGCTGGTTGGTGTAGCAAAGTCCACATGGACAGAAACCTACCTCCCTCATTGGCTGGCGCTGCGCAGCAGTTTTGTGAAGCTTGATAGCGACGCTCTCATATCGGTAACGCGATCACGTTCACAACAAAAGGCGACAAATTTAGATGTAAGTCTTGCAAAACCGAACTGAAAGGCATATATTTCATGTAAATCTGATATCGTCGCCATAGCTTCGATTGTCGACATACAAAGAATTCAAGCCCGAGGTTAACGCCTTGGGCTTTTTTATGCCTGCGATCTGGTCAGGGCTCTTGGGTAGAAACGTGCTGCACGACACGTTGAAGCCCTACACGCGCAGAGTCCTGAACCAGATTGAAGTTACTCAGCAATAAGAAAACTGCATGTCATCATTTGCTTACATCTTATTGACCATGAAATTAACATCTTGTTAATCTATTCGTGTGGTGAATCCCCCTGTGCGGTGGGGCGACCAGTCACTTACAGTGATCTGTAAATGCAGCGCGGGCCATGTCGGCTGGGACATGCTCACCGGGAGGCACCCGGCACCACGCAGTACTACTAAGACATTTGGTAGTGGGGTTGCTGTTTCGGCTCCTCCATCTATGTTTAAAAGGCAGTAACGGAAAAAGCGAGCGCTCTCCTGGTAAATCGGTAGCTCGGACTATTAGGTGCGCTTTCGTTTGTTACTACCTAGTAAGCCTACTTTCTGCCCGTTCCTCTGAGCGGGCTTTTTTTTCGCCTGATTACGGCATTGCTACAAACCATAAGACATTTAAGGGCTGCGCTTTAGCGTGGCCTTTTTTTATTTCAGGGTCGCGGGAATCACCCTCGACGCTTTGTTGGTAAATCAGCCCGACGGCCCTGAACCTTTTACTGACGACAGATAGCACCCCGAACATTATCGGAGGTGGAGACTATGAAAATGCCTGACAAAATCTTTTCGGCGGCCTCGTACTGCTCGTCAGGCGGCCTGATATGCACCGGGCTGGCAAGGACCTATGACTGGTTTCATGGACTTGACTGGAATTTTATTGCTCTGGCCAGCGGCGTGATAATCGGTGTAGCGACTTACCTGACCAATCTCTACTTTAAGCGCCGCTGGACGAAGATGTATCAGCAGTCCCTCGATCGTGGTTATGGTGGCCCGCCACCGCAGGATGAATAGCGATGGCTAACCTGAAAACGAAACTCAGTGCGGCCATGCTGGCGCTTATTGCTGCTGGCGCATCAGCTCCCGTTCTCATGGATCAGTTCCTGAATGAGAAAGAGGGCAATAGCCTCACTTCATACCGCGATGGCTCCGGCATCTGGACGATATGTCGTGGTGCTACCCGGGTAGATGGCAACCCTGTAACGCAGGGGATGAAATTAACCCAGGTCAAATGCGACCAGGTGAATGCTATTGAGCGCAATAAAGCGCTGGCATGGGTTGATCAGAATGTGCGGGTTCATCTGACGCCCCCTCAAAAGGTCGGGATTGCCAGTTTCTGCCCCTATAACATCGGGCCCGGTAAATGCTTTCCTTCCACCTTCTACCGCAAGCTGAATGCCGGTGACCGTAAAGGCGCCTGCGCTGAAATTCGCCGGTGGATTTTTGATGGCGGAAAAGATTGCCGCGTGCGTTCGAACAATTGTTACGGCCAGGTCTCTCGTCGTGATCAGGAAAGCGCACTGGCATGTTGGGGGATAGATGAATGAGCCGATTAGCAGCCATTATCAGCGCTGTTGTGATCTGCCTGATAGTCAGCCTCGGCTGGCTGGCCAGTCATTACCACGACAACGCCACCGAGTTCAAAGGGCAGCGCGATAAATTGACTGAGCAGCTCAGCCTGGCGAAAGATACCATCGCTGACATGCAGGTAAGGCAGAGAGACGTAGCAGCGCTCGATGCCAAATACACGAAGGAATTAGCCGATGCAAAAGCTGAAAATGATGCTCTGCAGCGCAAGCTTGATAATGGTGGTCGGGTGCTCGTCAAAGGCAAGTGTCCAGTGTCAGCCGCAACCCAAACCACCGGCGCCCCCAGCATGGGCGATGATGCCACCGTCGAACTCTCTGCAGTTGCTGGACGAAACGTTCTCGGTATCCGGTCCGGAATCGTCAGAGACCAAACAGCTATGAGGGCGCTGCAGGAATACATCACCGCGCAGTGCCTTAAGTAAGGACTCGAAGAGCTCCCTCCAAGATTTTCTTGATAATGTTGTGGCCTAGCTATCTGATTCCATTGTAGAGTTAAATCACATTTCATTTAATGTGGTTAAAATTATGAATCAGTTGTTATCATCTGTTGAAGAATCTTTGGCGAAGGAAAATTGGTTCGGTGCTTTGTTTATTGCCATTTCACTCCCAGATATCTGTGGCGCCACAGAAAACGCTGTGCAAGGAAATGGTGCTAGATATAGAGATTGGTTTAATCGGTATCTTAAACCGCGATACAACCCCGACAACTTCTATGAGTACATGCTCGTCACTTCGCCTGACTCTATACAGGGAACGCCGCCAGAAATTATAGCGCAATGGAAGCAACGGCCTCTAGCAGTCGCATTTACTGCAGAAGACTGTTGGAGCTTAAGGAATGCATGTTTACATGAAGGGGTGGATGAAAATAGATTACGGAAGTTTAAAATTACACCACCAACCAATGTGGGCTTATATATGCATATGAATAGCATAAATGGTACACTTCAACTTGATGTCATTGAACTTTGTAGAGACATTGTTAGCGCCGTTCGGCAGTGGATCGGTGATATGCAACAAAAACCTGATGTGGTTGCTAAATTAGAAAAAATGATCACTATTGATAAAAGCACATTTAAGGGGATTGTTGATTTTGGGGACTAAATTCAGTCTCTGCAAAAAATAGCAGTGTTACAATTTTTCCAATATATCCTTTTTACGTTTATTAAGAATTTAAATATGGCCGAACCAATACTGGCGAGGCCATATCCTACTGTGAACTTCACTAACCCAGAATGCAAAGACCGAACTTTCCCAGGCAGGTGAGCAGCGTGTTATCTACATCAGGCAGGCGCTTGAAGGCGATCAGTGTGCTAAGCAGCTTGTTCCTGCTGCCGCTGCTGACAGCTTGCGGGAATACGCGGACGGTTTACGTGCCGGCGCCGGTGGTCCCGATAAGCGCTGACCTTACTGCAGACACACCGATCCCCGGAATGGATGTTCCGTTCACGTGGCAGGCTAGTCTGGAGTTAAACGCGAAGCTTTACTCTGCGCTGGGGCAGTGCAATCTGGAAAAGGCGGGGATTAGAAAGGTAGAGGAAGAACGCCGTAGTACTTTGCAATAATGCTGCAGATTAGGATGACGATGGCATTAATTGCCGGGGCAAAAGGCGCCAATGAATTTAGTACTTCTAACATGTATACCTCCTTGGTTGTAAATGGTTGTCAGTGCTTCTCTTGTGTAACTTATGTCTCCCTGTGGCCGCTCCTACTCCGGTAACATTAAAGGCCTGGAACGGTTATTTTTCGTTCTATACTCGCCACTATTAAATCCGCAGCATGTTGGGCAGGGTCTCTTTAGTGAGTTGTAATCATTTCTGGGCAAAACTTGTCTCTTATAAGAGACAAGCCCATCCATGCCGGCAGGTAAAGGCAGGAAGCGAAAGAGGTGTGCAATAATTTTATAAAACTCTGCAAATGATGCCTTTTTGGTGTCGTTGACAGAGTTTTATGCAATTTTGCTGGTGCTACGGTGTCGAAATTACCGAGAGGGCATCAAAGCAACCCAGAGGATTATTCTGTATGGCTGGAAATGACAATCGCAGACCATACCCTCCAGTCAACTTCACTGGCGAAAACTGGCTGCCGTATACCCGGCTAATCCCTGCTGCCGAAATCGGCGAATGGGTAAATCAGAACATCCTCTCCGAAGACGGCCGAATCCATAACCCTGACCATACGCACTTGGTCGATGCTGATGTCGCGTTTATGTGGGCCTCTGGCTCATTCGCCAAAAGCGGGCGCATTGTGCTGGGTCAGTGTGAGCAGGTAATGATGCGTGCCGGAGGCTGGCAGAAGTCCCGCATGGAACAGCAGATGCATGAATGGTTCGGTCGTATACCGAAGTTCATCATCACCCTGGCTGCTGACTACTGCGAGCAATGTAACGATCTGGAGTTCTGCGCACTGGTGGAGCATGAGCTTTACCACATCGCCCAGGCTACCGATGACTATGGCGCGCCGAAGTTCAACAAAGAGACCGGTATGCCGGTGCTCAAACTTCGCGGCCATGACGTAGAGGAATTCGTCGGAGTTGTCCGGCGTTACGGCGCCAGCAAAGACGTGCAGGAAATGGTGGATGCGGCGAACAGACCTGCGGAGGTTGCTCATATCGATGTTGCCAGAGCGTGTGGGACGTGCATGCTGAAACTGGCATAGACTTTATTAGGATTGTCATGGAGGTAACCGATGGCAGCATTATCGACAGAGGTTAAAGCCTTCATCGTTCAGTCGCTGGCCTGTTTCGAAAGCCCGACAAAAGTCATTGAGCTTGTAAAGGTTGAATATGGCATCGATGTCTCACGGCAGCAGGTGTCGCAATATACCCCCGGCAACGCAATGGCGGCCAAGTTGAGCCAGAAGTGGATTGACCTGTTCAACGCCACTCGCAAACGATTCCAGAATGAGATCGCCGACATCCCGATCGCAAATAAAGCGTATCGGTTGCGCGTTCTCGACCGAATGGCAACCAATGCTGAAAAGATGAAGAACTACGGCATGACCTCGCAGCTTATCGAGCAGGCCGCCAAAGAAATGGGTGACGCCTACACCAATAAGCACAAGTTTGAACATTCCGGCCCAAATGGTGGCGCCATTCAGACGATCACCATGAGCAAAGAGGAATACAAGTCCGCACGGCTGGAGATGATGGAGGATGACGACTGCTGAGCAAAAGGCGTTTGCCAGAAAGGTGGAATGTGAGGAGGACGGGCTTTACTACGCTCGCTATTTCTTCAAGCAGCGCACCGGCGGCAAGATGATAGTTGCGCCTCACCACAAGGTGATTCAGAAAACACTGGACCGCGTCATTGATGGTGAGATTCAGCGCCTGATCATCAACGTCCCTCCTGGTTACACGAAAACGGAACTTGCAGCCATCAATATGATGGGACGAGGCCTGGCGCTAAATTGCCGCGCCCGCTTCATGCACCTGTCCTATTCGCACAACCTGGCGCTCCTGAACTCCTCGACGGCCCGCGCCATGATTAAGTCGCAGGCATACCAGTCCATGTGGCCCATGGCGCTGCGTGACGATGCAGACAGCAAGGCTATGTGGTGGACTGAGCACGGCGGCGGCGTTTACGCATCCTCAGCTGCAGGGCAGGTTACCGGGTTCCGTGCAGGACACATGGAGCCGGGCTGGCAGGGCGCACTGATTATCGATGACCCGGTTAAGCCGGATGACGCTTACTCTGAAATCGTCCGAGACGGAGTCAACAATCGTTTCAACGAGACAATCAAATCACGACTGGCGCTCGAGACGACGCCGATGATTGTCATCATGCAACGAATCCACTACCACGACCTGAGCGGCTATCTGTTGCGTGGTGGAAGTGGGGAAAAGTGGCATCACCTGAATTTGCCGGTGATTATCGATAGCAGCCGCAGTTACGAAGAAACATATCCGGAAAACACTCACGCTATCCCGATTGACCACGGCCTGCCTGATGGCTGGCTATGGCCGTTTAAGCATAACGAATCGCACCGTGTATCTCTGTTCTCTCACCGGCGCACCGCCGAAGCTCAGTACATGCAGAACCCGAAACGCTTCAATGCGGAGGGTGCTCTGTGGAATGAGGAGATGATCAGCGCCGCACACGCGATGCGAATCACCCAGGATCTGGCCCGTACGGTCGTGGCAATCGACCCGCAGGCCACAAATAGCGAAGAGAGTGACGAATCCGGCATCGCTGTTGCGAGTGTTTACGGTAGTGGTGATGAGCGGCAGTACAGCCTTGATGCTGACTACAGTGGCAAATATTCCCCCAATGGATGGGCGACGAAAGCCATTGAGGCCTATGAGCAGCATGAAGCTGACGCGATCGTCATTGAGACAAACCAGGGCGGGGACATGGCAGAGGACACACTCCGAAACGCCGGGTTCACCGGGCGCGTTATCAGGGTGCATGCCAGCAAAGGCAAGTATGCCCGCGCAGAGCCTATATCTGCACTGTATGCACAGGGTCGCGTCGCCCACCGTGGCAGCCTCTACGAGGTGGAAAACCAGTTCATGGAATACGTGCCATCTACCGCCAAGAAATCGCCGGACCGGCTTGATGCTGCTGTGTATGCACTCACCGAATTATCAGAGCCACAATCAATCGGCATGTTGGTGCGTTCGCGCTGACGGAGGACATAAGTGAACGAAAGCCAAATGAAACAAGAGCGCGCCTCGAATGCCAATCTTGAAAAAGAACGCCTGAACTACCTGTCCTCGCTGTTCAACGGAACCAGCAATACGAAGCGCCAGCGCCTTTACCAGGAGTTCGGATATCCCGTCGATCTCTGCTTTGAGGATTTCTACCGGGCATGTCGCCGCAATGCTGTTGCTGGTGCGGCCGTCAGTCGCATGGTTGATGGATGCTGGGAGGATTTCCCGGATATTTATGAAGGCGATAAAACCAAAGATGCCACCAAACAAACTCAGTGGGACAAGCGGGTTAACAAGCTGCTCAAGCGCTGCTGGAAGCAGATTAAGGGCGCTGACCGACGCAACCTGGTAGGTCGATATTCTGCTTTGTTGATTCAGGTTAAAGACAGCAAACAGTGGCGTGATCCGGTAGATACCGTGGTCGTAGGTCAGTTGGAAGAAAAGGCGCTGGTAAAACTCATCCCTGCATGGGAAGCGCAGATTGAGCCCATTGAATGGGATAGTGACCCAGAAAGTGAAACTTTCGGCGATGTGACGATGTACTCGTTCATTGAGCTGTCGGTGGGCAACAACAAAGACGCCCGGCCCAGCCGCATAATCAACGTTCACCCAGATCGCGTCATTATCCTGGCTGAAGGCTCCGATGATGGCTCAATGACTTCCGGGCGCTCGATGCTGGAAGAGGGTTTTAACAAGCTCCTGGATCTCGAAAAGGTTTCCGGCGGCGGGGCGGAGGGGTTTCTTAAGAATGCCAGTCGCCAGCTAAATTTCAATTTCAGCTCCAAGACGAACTTCGCTCAACTGGCACGCGCCCTCGGCGTAACAGAGGCCGAGCTATCGAATGCGATGGATGATCAGGTGCGTCGACTGAATGACAGCACCGACAGCGCAGTCATGATGCAGGAAGGCGATGCCAGCGTGCTCTCAGTGGCCGTTGCAGACCCGGAACCCACCTGGCGAACGGCGCTTAATGAGTTCTGCGCCACCGTGCCGATCCCCGTTAAAGTTCTGATCGGCATGCAGACCGGGGAGAGGGCCAGTACGGAAGACGCTAAGGACTGGGCCAAAACCCGCATGAGTCGCCGTAATGGCTTCCTTACCGACGTGATCACGGATGTGGTTTCGCGCTTCTGGACCCTTGGAATTATTCCGCCAGCTCAGAATGAAGAAATTACCGTAGGCTGGTCTGATCTTCTGGCACCGAGTCAGGCAGAGAAGATTGCCAACATGGACAAGCTCGCGGACGTGGCTGTGAAATCCACGAATGCCTTTGGCCGTTCTGCTATCACTGAGAACGAAATTCGCGCTGCGGGCGAACTGCAACCGCTGCCTGAGCTTGATGATGAGGATCTGCCAGATGGCAACAAACCAAAACCTGATCCTCTGGCCGACCCTCAGTCAGAAGCCGAAAAGCCCGGTGATACCACGGTCGAAAGTTGACCCAACAATGTCACGTAAGTCCGTCAGCAAGATGGAGCGCGACATTGAGGATCGGTATTACGCGATAAAGGTGGCGCTGAAAGCCCTGTTCGACCAGCGGCTGACCGGGCGTGAGCGAGAGGTTAACAGCCACAGCTGGCACTTCCTGTGTCACGTTAACGGTGCAGAGCCAACGCTCTACCAGGTCAACGCTGGCAAGTTCATCTACGACATGTCAGCGCAGGAACTGGCCGACCTGCTGGAAGCGGTGCAGGTTATTCTCGACGATTACCTGCTCGAAGGCGGCGAACAAAACCTGTGGGCGATGGATTACGTCGCCGCAGAGGCGCAGCGCGGCACGCTAGAGGCATTCAACAACCTGTCGCAGCAGTCGCAGGTATATGCCAGCCAGACGACTCTACAGCAGCTTTTAAGCAGCCCCGGTTATCTTAATCAGGTGGCAGCCGCCAGACTGACAACGTTCAGTGACTGGAAGGTCATCAGCGATACAGCCCGCGGCGATCTGACCAACATCATTACCGATGCGGTTGCTCGCGGTGTGAATCCCCGCGAAACGGCGCAGGTGATAAGCAAGCGCCTTGATGTCTCTATGGGCCGCGCAAAGACCATCGCTCAGACTGAGCAGGTCGGCGCGCTGCGGCAGGCGCAATGGAACGAGACGGACTGGGCAGCGGATCGGCTTGGGCTGAATACTGGCTTGCTGTGGCTGTCGGCGCTCAAACCGACGACGCGCAGTTGGCACGCCAGCCGCCACGGCAAGGTCTACACCACCGAAGAGGTGCGGGACTTCTACGCCGAGAACGGCAACCGATACAACTGCTATTGCAGCCAGATTCCGGTGCTGCTCAACGACGACGGCAGCATTTTCAATCAGGGGTTAGCTGAGAAGCTGGCAAAAGAGCGCAAACAGTGGGGCCCGGATAAAAAGGCCGCTTAGTTATTTTTTACAAGGAAATGACTGCATAAGATATAAGGCGGTTAATTTGTCCGCATCTGCGGCTCTGGTCTGTGGATTTTTCTGCAATCCCATACCGACAACATCGGCAATTTGTCCCCGGGTAATGCTGCCCTGAGGGCAAATTAGCTCTGACCCCAATGTGTCCCATACGCCGGTTACATACCCCATATAATCGTATGCCGCGAAATAGTCTTCTCTTGAAGCCGTCCCGTTGTCACTTCGCACATATGCTTGATATCTGGTGTAAAGGTCATTGCCTGTCAAAAACGTCGCAAAACTATTTCCACTGAAAGCGACAAACAACAAAAGAAGAGCCTTTTTCATTCTTTTTCCTGAAGGGTTAAACATGAACTTAACCAGTATCCATGTGAAATCCTTGGCGATCAACGCCTCCAATATATCTACGACCATAATTAATGATCAGGAACACTATATTATCCGTGGTGCAGTTCCGATCGTCGATGACATCGTGATGAATGGCGGTCTTTATCCAGCCGAGGAGATTAACAACAGCTACAAGACGATGGAAGGCAAGCTGATGCCTCTTCCGCACCCGATGGTAGATGGCAAGTATGTCAGCGCCAATGACCCTCGGGCCATTAACAGCTATCACGTCGGAGCCTGGGCGCAGAACGTCAGTAAGTCAGGCGACCAGGTCGTCATGGACGTTTATATCAATAAGGCGGTCGCCGAGACAAAGCCTGACGGTAAGCGTCTGATTAATCGCCTCGATGAGATGATCGCCGGCACCAACACCGACCCGATCCACCTGTCTACCGGCTTACTCACGAACAAAGAGAGAAAGTCAGGCGAGTCTAAGCAGAAGAAGTATTCATGGATTGCTCGCAATATGCAGTTCGACCATATCGCTATCCTGCTCGATGAGCCGGGCGCCGGTACTCCAGAGGAAGGCGTCGGCATGTTCGTGAATGCCGATGGTCAGGAAGGCGAAGTCGAGACTGCAAGCCTCGTTGATGCGGCAAATAGCCTCAAAGATGGCCTGCTGAACAAAGTGAAGTTCTTCCTCACCCACAACTCAGATGCCTCATTCGATGAAATCTACCAGATGCTGCGGGAAGCCATTCGCGCGCCGTCAGGCAGCGATGTTTATCGCTATGTCGTGACCGTATGGCCCGACAAATTCATTTTCGAAGAGGGCAATAAGCTCTTCCAGCAAAAATACCTCATCGACGACAGCACAGTCACGCTGGTCGGCGATCCAGTAGAGGTCGTGCGCAAACCCACTGAGTACGAAGTCAAAACCAACGGAGAAACAAACCCGATGAAAGAGAAGATGATCGCCGCGCTCAATGCCGCAGGCGTTAAAACCGAGGGGCTGACCGACGATCAGGTCTGGGATGCCTATAACCAGCAGGTACAGAAGAAAGCAGGCGACCAGCCGGGTACTCAGATTAACTCTGACGCGATTACCGCAGCAGTAAACCTGGCGATTAAGCCGCTGACTGACGAGATCAGTACGCTGAAAACTCAGCTGCAGGCCAACGCTGAAAAAGACCTCAAGACCAAGCGTGAAGCGGTCAAAGCGAAATTCCCGTTCATGACCGAAGCGGCGATCAACTCGCTGGCCGGCGAAGCGCTGAACGACATGTACTCGCAGTGCCAGACCAGCACCGGTCTGAACCCGGCATTCCAGGGGAATGGCGCTCAGAGTGAAATCCTTTCTATGGAGGCTCCTGAATAATGGCTCTCGCACCTCGTTTCCATACCGTAATCGCGGGCCCGGCCCGCAAGAATGACCCGCAGGTCATTGAAGCAATCATGGCGGCAGCAGTGAAGCCAGGATCTCTGGTAATGCTGGATAGCACAGGGAAACTGGCTGTTCACAATGTGGCCGGTGGTGCAGGGGTAGCCCTGGCGCTCCAGCACAATTATATCGGCGGCGGTGATATCCGCGATGCAGTGCCGGCCGGGGATACTGGCGCGGCCATCATGTGCGAAGACGATGTCGATTACCACATGCTGGTAAAGGCTGGCGAAGTGTTGCTGGAAAACGAAGGTCTGGTTTCTGCCGGTGACGGCACACTGGCCAAGTCGACCACTCCAGCCACCGACCAGGTCCTCTTCTTTTCACGCGAAAAGATCACCGTTGGTGCTGAAGCCCAGCTCGTGAAAGTTCGCAAATCAGGGAAAGCTACCGCATGAGCATGATCGTATTTAACAAAAAGCTGGTTACTGAACATAACCAGATCAAGAAGGCATGGAATCAGTTGCTGATGCAGCGCGAATCCTTCAACGTTAACCAGAACAACATTTCCGCCCAGTACGGCGGCGCGCTGGAAGTTAACCAGGCTGCGCTGATCTCTAAAGACTACTGGCGTGAAGTTGACAACATCACCACCCGAGTCTTCCGCAACGACGAAGGCAACGGCCTGCTTGATGACCTGCTCGGTCTCGGTACGCCGATCTCAATCGGCAAGACGGCGGCGCTCTACCGCGTTTCCAGTGACGCTGGCAAGGTTCATCGCTCACTGACTGGCCATGTACCGGAAGAGCTGGATAAAGTCATCTACGACGAAGCCGGCGACCCGATCCCGATCTTCAACACCGGCTACAGCCGTGAATGGCGTGAATGGAACGGCATGCAGTCCGAAAACCTTGATGCAATGGCCGATGACCAGGAAGCGCATGTTGCAGCCATCCGCGAAGATATGGCCGACTACATGCTTTCCGGCGATGCGAAGGTGAAGGTGAAGGGCTATGTTGGCGCTGGTATTACCAACCACGCCAACACCAACCAGGTAGACCTGAGTGCATCTGGTCTGAATATTGACCTGACCACCTCTACTCCTGATGAATCAGTGGCATTCTTCACCGGCCCGTTCGCCAAGCTTCTGGATGATAACTACGTGCAGGAGAAGGTTAAGTTGTGGGCGTCTCCGGACATCATGCGCAACCTGAACCGACCGTATTCCGATGCCGCGGGCTTCAAAGAAGGCACTGTGCTGGAATACATCCTGCGCTATGGTCGCATCGAGTCCTTCAACCAGACCTTTAAGCTGACCGGTAACCACTTCATTGCGTACGTTCGCAACTCGCAGTACATCAGAACGCGCATCGCCGCGCCGGTGGGTACCTTCATGATCCCGCGACAGAATCCGTTCGACAACTACAACACTCTGGTCTGGAGTGCTGTTGGTCTGCAGATTAAGCGTGATTTCAACGGTCGCTCTAAAGTCTTCAACGCACAGGGTTAAGGGGCTTCGGCCCCTTTCTTTGGGAGAAAGCATGAAAACGTTAAAGGTCGAGAAAACCGGCTGCTGGGGCATGATTGATGGCGTCTTCCAGCAACTTCCTGTTGGCCACGAATTCGTCGCGGCGGACGTTCCTGCAGCTTTTGCTGGTCGTGTGTCGGTGGTGGGCGAAGTGGAAGAGCAAGCGCTGGAAGTAGCCACGCCGGGCAATGATGCTGCAGAGCAGGCAGAGCAGGCAGAGCAGGCAGAGCAGGCAGAGCAGGCAGAGCAGGCAGAGCAGCAGGAAGAATCTGCCAGCAAATCGAAGAAGGCGAAATAACCATGGCTGACCCAATCACAGCGGCAGACGTGCAGGCGTTCCTCGGTGAATTGGGTTACTCCATCCCGGCCGCTCTGCTCGATCCGATTCTCTGCGTGGTGAACAAGATTATCCCGTGCCTCGATGGTGCGGGATATGACGACTGCACAGCCAAGCTCATCCTGATGTATGCCGCTGCGCTCATGGCGACGTCATCCGGCGCCCGGCGCATCAAATCGCAGGGCGCTCCGTCCGGCGCGTCCCGCTCGTTCGACTACGGTGACGATGGCATCACCTGGCTGCGTGACTCGCTGGCGAACCTGGATACCAGCGGCTGCACCAGTGAACTACCGATCAGCGCCGGCAACAGTGTGGGCCTGTTTATGGTGGTCGGGGGCTGCTAATGGCGTGGGTTTCAGTTCAGCAACGGCTTCCGCGGACGTTTACCCGGGTGTGGGTGATCACCGATACCGGCCAGCAAACGACGGCGTACGTGAAAAGCGACGGTGAGTGGTTCATCAACTGCGACCGCATACGCGCCACAGGCGCTGTTGTGCTGCGATGGAGGGATGACTGATGTCTTCGGTAGCCAATTGGTCATACACCGCGACGGCGACAATCTGGCGGCGCATACGCGATGCCGACGGTAGCGATACCGACGGCGGAGGTCAGCCGTACGGGTGGGAAGCGCCGATCGCTATCCTCTGCGACTACCAGGGCGGACTCTCTGCAAAAATCGGTGACCTTGGCCGGGAGCTCGTTGTTAAAAACACGATATGGACCGAGTACGCAACGGCGCGGGAGGGAGATTACATCCTGATTGGCGCTTCGACCGATGCAGCACCGCCGGATGAGGCCGATGAGATTCGGCAGATCGTCCAGTTCGCAGATACGTTCGAGCGACTGGCGGACGATTTTGCACTGATTACGGGAGTCTGATTATGGGCGCTAAAGTTCGCGGCATCCGCCAGGCCAAGGCCAACCTCGATCGCATCATCAAAGACGTCCAGGGGCGTAAAGTCGTGCGAGCAATCCAGTCTGCGATGCTTATTGGCAGTGCGCAGGCTGCGCTTTACACCCCGATCGATACGTCGACGCTCATCAACAGCCAGTTCCGCGAAATCATGGCTAACGGCACCAGGGTAATCGGGCGCGTTGGTTACTCCGCCAACTATGCGGTGTATGTTCACGACCCGGCAGTGAAGCAGAACTTCCGGCGAGCAACGGCCCGCAAGGAGTTCTTAACGAAGGGCTTCGAGGATACCCGCAGCCAGATTGACGCGGTGGTGAAGAAGGAGCTTTCGCTATGACCCCTCCGATGCATATGCGTCTCAAAGACCTCTTTGTGGCTGAGGGGCTTACCGCGGGGTTTAAGGTCCAGTGGCGGCAATGGCGCGACACCGGGAAAGACACGGATCAGTTCATTGTGTTCAGGCCTTCCGGCGGCACCGATATCACCTTCGACCTTGGCGGCGACTGGTATGTGATGGTTGATGTGATCTCCTCGAAGGCGAATCCCGATGCTGCTGACGCCGCGGTAAACGCCATTGTCGAGTACATCAGCGCGCAATCCGGCGCCGATGATTGCGTTGGCGCGCTGCGGCTTGTCGGCAATGTCCCGGCTCCGATCCCCACCGAAGAGGGCAGATTAGTAACCCGGCTGCTCGTCTCCTGCACATACGGGGAATAAACATGATTTATCCCTTCGATGCGTCCTATGCTCAGGAAGTGCTGAGAAAACATTATCAGTATGCGGATGTCCTCGCTAATCCCCGTGAAAGTCTTGCTGCAAAGACGGCTGGGCTCATTGCTCACGACGAACACCTCTCGAAATGGGATGGTGATAAAAGCACGTCAGAAATTCGCCGGGAGTTGTCGAGAAACACCGAAGATATTGAAACCAGGGCGGCATAAACCGCCAGAATCACCCATCAGGCTGCCATATGGCGGCCTTTTTTAATTGAGAGGCATACATGCAAGGCTGCGCTAATGACACCGGCAAGCTGATTGGTAAGGTGGCCGTGCTCCGCATGGCTTTTGGCTGTGCTGATACGGTTCCTGCGCTTTCCGAATGGAAGCGACTCGGCGCCATGACCACAAAGGGCTTTGACTACTCCATGAATACCGTCACCTCTGAGGCTGACGATACGAAGGGGCTGGTTGAGAACCTGGTCAACAATATGGACTTCACCATCTCAGGAGAAGGTGAGTTCCGCAAGAAAGACAAGACGACGGAAGTCGGCGCTATTGCCATCTCGAAATATATTTTCGATGAGGTACAGGCCGGCCGTCAGCCGACAGTCTGGGTCCGCTTCGACTTCACTGGTGAAGACGCTGGCACTTATATCATGGGCTACTTCAATACCACCTCCTGGTCTGGTGATTTCGGCACCTCTGATATTTCCACCTTCTCTGGTGAGTGGAAAGTTGCTGATGCAGACACGGTGGTATTTGAAGTCGCACCGCCGGCGCTGGCGTTCACCACCAACCTGCCGACGACCAAGAGCGTGACGGCCGGATCGGCGCTGAATATGTCGGTCGTGGTTGAGGGGGGCACAGTGCCTTACACCTACGTCTGGAAGAAAGATGGCACGGTTGTCAGCGGGCAAACAACGGCGACCTTCAACAAGGCCAGCGCTGCTTCCGGTGATGCCGGGGTTTATACCTGTGAAGTCACCGATTCCTCCGCGACACCAGTCAAGATCACGTCTGCATCCTGCTCGGTCACTATCAGTTAACCACCAGGCCATTTCGTGAATAGTACAAAGGGCGTTTACGCGCCCTTGATACTGTTTATGGAGCGACTATGACCCCGATTAAAGAATTAGGCGAATGTGTAATCGGATTCGGTGACCGGGAATTTTTTTTTCGGCCGTCGTTTCGCAACATGGCACGCATTGGAGAGCCGGAGGAAATTGTCCAGGCGTTCTATGACCTGTGCAATGACGAGGCGACGCCATTCGCACAGCGCGCAGCCGAGGCCTATATCCGCGATGAGTACAGCCGCCTTCCTGATTGCATCCTTCGGTTTATGCAAAGCGGGCTCCTGTCACGCAAAGCGGTCATGGCTGCTCACACGGTACTGACAGCATGTTGTGATGATGATATCGGCGATCTGGTTGGCTGGATGAAGCCAGCTAAATCACGTAAGCGTGGGTTCGTATGGCGCCCGGGCAGCATGCCGCCAGAAAGCATGGTCATCGTCGCGCAAAACCTGATGATGCACGGCATTATCGGCAAAGCGAAGGTGCGTAAGCTGCAGCGTTACGAAACGAATGAGACAACTGCAGAATTCCGCGCAGCCGACTACATCATGGCTGCCCGTAACCATTTCGGCATAAGCCGGGAAGAGGCTGAGAACCTCACGATGACAGAGTTCGCCATGATGATTAACGCCAAATACCCAAATCAGAACGGCTTCACGCGCGAAGAGTACGACACGGTCATGGACGAAGACGATCGCCGCTGGCAGGCGATGATGGAGAAAGCGTCTTAGCAATCGGGAATGCATCGACAATTGAATCGAAATCGTGACATGTCACAACACAAAGTTTGTGAGCGCCGCGCTTGACCACCAGATCAACATAACTTAATCTTCAATCACAACAACAAATATTGTTGAAAAAATTCGGTTAAGGGCTTGGCGGCGCATGGTTCGCTAAGCTCTTTTTACACCCAAAAAGGTAGATTGAGGAGGAGCTATGTTTAGTTTCTCGAACAAACGGAAGACAACTACTGGAGCTGAAAGCCCCGTAGAGCGCTTAACGAATATCCTTGTCGACAACCAAGACAGACTCACGATTGATCGCGATGGCGTAATCAGCTTAAACCTGGAAAACGATAAGGTTCGCAAAGAGATGAAGCGCCAGTTTCAGTTTCTTGCGAGAGTTGAACCCTCTAAGGCAAGATGACGGATGGGGACACTGTTACTATCCGCTATCCTCGTTAGTGGTTACATTTTTACTGTTACATCGGTATCTACAAGATACAAATTTAAGCGCTCCGATGGTTGGGGCGCTTATTTTTATGTGGCGACATGGGGAACTGGGTTTTGCATCCTGAGCTGGATGTTATGCTCAGTATTGGGGTTTGTGGGCTTTATTGATTTCGCTGCCAAACTGGTGGGAATGAACAAAGAAAATGTCAAATTACTTATTCCACTATCTGCAGACGCGGTAGCAACAGGAAAGAGCTTAAAGATAGCTCTATGGCTAGTTGGCACTGTTGCACTCTCCACATTTTGTGGTCTGCTAAACAAGGGGTGGCATGCCTGGGGAAACAATAGGTTCAAAGCCCTCGCAAAGGCTGCAAGGAACCATCCTCTTGAAACGCTGGCAATCGAGGCATCTGCTACATTAGCGCCAGTTATTTTTACTTTGAAATCTAAGAAATTTTATGTCGGCTGGGTTATTCGCCCCCCCCTTGGAGCATGGAAAAATTGAGCACATGGCTTTCATCCCGCTGCTCAGCGGTTACAGGGATAAAGACACGCTAAAAATTGTCGTTACGACAAACTATATAACCCATTATGAAAGCATCGGATTATATGGTGATGTTTTAGGTGTGGATGGCCCTCCACGGGTTAATAGTAACCTAACCTTTAATGACTTCAGGGTTGTATGCCCAGTTTCAGAAATTGAAAACTTATCCTTTTTTGATTTTGAAACCTACAACAACTTTAAGTCGCAGGAAGAAAAAGAAGAAAAAAATCTGCGAAGGATTAGAACTAAAGTTGCAAGGCTCTAGCGTTAAGAATGAAACCCGCCCTCCGGCGGGTTTTTGCTTTCTGGATTACCGGGCATGTGTGACAACGATAGCCATACCAAACCCTAACGCCATAAGTAGCGATCCAGCTCCTTCCGCCCCGCCCACGGACACCATTGCTGCCAGGGCTGCACACATTTTCGGGAATCGGGGGTCATTGACTGCGTTTGTCAGTTTTTCCATTGGTTATTCCTCGACATTAGCGATGACATTGAGTGCTGCCGTCGCAGACTAACCTGGAGAGATGGATTCACTACAGGATAAAACAGGACAAAACGTCCTGTTTTATTAAATAGTTTCTGGCCCATGGCTTTGTCGTTCCCCCGCATCCCTGCTAATCTGTCCAAAACTAACCAGTGGGGATAGGGATATGAGGAAGATTGTATTGGCAGCAACTGTTGTTTTATTTCTTGCTGCATGTGGTGATAAAAGTGATTCTCAACTTGAAAAAGAAGCCAAGGAAGCAGTAACAAAAGAGCTATCTCAGAAGTATAAACCAGGAGAGTGCGATCGTTGGAAAATCATGGAGGCTGGAGGAGCTATCAATAAGGGATCGTCAACAGTTGTTTGTGACAGCAATTTCAAAGTTGATAGGGGGTTAGTTTTTTCTGAGGTGAAAATCTACCGTCACAACGGGAGGAATGCGGTCTGCGGCATTGTTTCCGGTTATACTGACATAAGCAAGATAGGCGGTAGATTCGTTTATACAGATGGTGATGCAGGGCATGTTTTCATTAAGAAATCAAAAGAGCCTGCTTTCTTATCTGATAAGAGCGAGAGCGGTCGCAATATGTTGAAGTTACTGGATCAACAATTAAAAATTGAGTCCAGAAGCTGCGGCTAATGCAGAGTACGTAACTAGTAACTAATTACGAAACTTTCGTAGACAACACAAACCTCGCTGCGGCGGGGTTTGTCGTATCGCTCAGTCTCTGTTAGGATTAATCTGAATGTTCAAAAATGGATGCATCCTAAATGAAAAAGACGATATTAGCTTTGTTTATAGTATCAATGCCTCTGGTATCAATTGCTGCTGAATATGTAACTGAGGGGGCGTGGCAGGTTAAGAAAGAACAAAACAAAATGACCGACAACACGGACGTCGTGGCTATAAACAGATCTCCTGATGTATATACGCGGCAGGGCATAGAAAGAAGTACATCTCTGGTTATCAGGTGTAAAGAAAATAAAACAGAAGCGTATCTATCTGTTAGCGAGTATATGGGTAGCGACGACCCTGTGGTAACTGTAAGACTTGATGGCGGGAAAGCACAAAAACGGACATGGTCTGGCGCAGAGGGCGGAGAGGCTGCTTTCAGCACCAAACCAGTCTCTTTTATCAAAGAGATTTCTTCCCATAAAAAGATGATTGTTGGTTTTGAGCCTTATGGGTCAACGATGCAAGTGGTTGAGTTTGACCTTACAGGAATAGATTCAATTGCAAAAGAAGTTGGCAATGCATGTAAATGGAAACCCTAGCTGTTGCGGCCTATTAAAAAGCAATAAAACACCAACCCGCTACGGCGGGTTTTGTCGTTCCCTCCTATCCCTGCTAATCTGTCGAAAACAAAGCTGCGGGGATAGGTGATGAAGCTAGAGAGGGGGAGCGAGCTTTCCGATGGAAGAGTGCTCTACTGGATGGAACATTTCTGCATCAATTGCGTGCCAAGCCAAAACGGCGAATGGCATGTAGGGCATTTTGATCGAGCTGAATATGAAACACTGCGGGAGAATACGGTAGCTCTCCTAAAAAACGAAGAGTTTCAGTTCATGGTAAGGGTAGGAAGTGGATTTTCTGTAAAAGCCTGGTGTGTTTCTCTCAATGGGACTTTTGTGTTCAGTGTTCACCGTGAACCTGATGGGATCATGGCAGCTATCATTGTACTTAATGCTCAACAAAAAGAAGTATTTAGGCTAACTACTACGACCCATCTAACCTCATGCTCCCTATCTGAGTTTGCCGAATATTTGGCGCTATCCTTTTATGGCTCTTCAAAAGGAAGAGAGCCTTATGACAATAAATTTGAGGTATTCAACTTAAAAACAGGTGAGGTGATTACATCTATCGACAAGGATAACGAGCTTAGGCATGCGGAAGTAATAGTTACAGAGCCAGCGGGCAATGTCGTCGCCTTTTATAAGGGAAAGAGGTTTAAAGTTTGCTAGGATTATGCTCATCTTTTATAGAGGGAGGGGAAGGTGTGAAAAAGGTCGTGTTTTTAGTCATAGCTCTAATGTCATTTAGTGCAGTTTCCGCGACAACAATAAGCATTCCAACTGATTCGAAAGCCAAATACACCATCATTGATAAAAGCTTAAATGGTTCCATGGCAACCATCACGACCATGAGAGAGGGGCCATCAGGGACATCCTACTCACAGCGCCTGTATGACTGCACATCGTGGACGGTGAAGTATCTTGGTGATGGAGACACGCTGGAACAAATGAAAGCATCCAAGCCTGACGAAGGCATGTCACCAATAGTTGATAATTCAATAGCGTATTATATAGGCCAACGGGCCTGTAAATAACCAAACCCGCTCCGGCGGGTTTTTTTATGCCCGGAGTATGCGATGGCAGAGAAAGCAGGTGAAATTTATTATGACATTGAGGCTAACGTATCCGGCCTGATACAGGCGCAGCAGCAGGTTAATAAGCGTCTTGACCAAATGGACGCCAAGTTTGAGCAATCGTCACGATCTGCCGGGCGGTTTGAAGGTGCTTTAAATAAAGTTGGCGTTGCCATTGCAGCAGCTTTCACCATTGATGCAGCGAAGAAGCTTATCGCCATCGGCGACGAGATGGTTACGCTCCAGGCGAGGATAGCCAGACTAAGCTCCAGCATTGACGTGGCCAAAGAAACACTTGCCTCCCTGTCTGCAATCGCGGCTCAAACAGGTAATAGCCTGTCAGAAACTGAGAGGTTATGGGAATCACTGACGACAGCGTTAAAGGAAACTGGCGCCACTAACTCGCAAATTCTCGGGTTGACATCGACACTGCAAAAAATTGGCACGATCGGTGGGTCCTCTACTGAGGAAATGGCAAACGCATTGCGGCAGTTCGGCCAGTCTATTTCTGGCGGTATCGTCCGTGCTGACGAGTTCAACTCTATTCTGGAGCAGATGCCTGAACTTGCTCGCCAGATTGCAGCGGGGCTAGGTATACCCTTCGGCGATCTGCGCAAGAGAATGCTGGAAGGTAAACTGACGGCTCAGGATGCTCTGAACGCCATTCAACGTCAGTCGCAGTCGGTCAATGAAGAGTTCGATAAAATGCCGGTCAGCATTGATCGCGCAAAGAACAGCCTCGATGTGGCCTTCAAAAATGCTATTAACGACCTGAACCAGGCAATAGGCCTGACCACGACCCTTGCAGGGTTAATGCAGAGCGTCGCTGATAACCTCAATTACTACAACAACAATGTCGGCGATTCTTCAAGAATGCCGAAGCTGATCAAGCTCCAGCAGGATCTGAACAACGAGCTGAAAGAAGGCCAGAGATGGTATGAAACTGACTCTGTTTTTCAGGCCAGAAGGGCGCAGGCAGCAGTGCAGCTGAAGCAGATCGAGGGGGAAATAGCCCACATTCGAGCAAAGGCTCAGAAGGACGCAGGAAGCAACCAGTTTAATGCGCCGCCGACCAAAGGCGATGATGCCGCAACAAAGAAGCTGGTTCAAAACTCTGAACGCCGTCTTGCGTTGGCCAAACTTGAAGGCGAGGCGCGAGCCAGGCTTCAGGCCCAATATGATGCTGCTGATGCCGGTGTGACCGATCCTAAGCGAATAAAAGCGCTGCAGGACGAATACGCCGAAACCTACCGGGTTACGGAGGCCAGGAAGGAAAGCGATAAAGCCGGGAAGCAGTCTGCTTCCACCGCTGAGTCTATAGCCCAAAAACTTGAAAACCTTCGCCAGCAGTCTGAGCTTGCAGCGGCCTCAACGCAGGAATTGAGCCGTGAGCAGGCGATATTGCGAGCGCAGCAGTCTCTCGGTAAATCAGCTACTCAGGCTCAAATCCAGGAGGCAGGAAAATACGCAGCAGCCGCCTGGGATGCAGCCGCAGCGGCGAAGGGGGTAACAGAGGCGCTTAATGCCATTCCGGAACAGGCGGAGAATAAATCCTACGCTCAATCCATGCAGAACCTGAAAGCTGCGCTGAACGCCGGGAAGATTGATCTGCAGGAGTACAACGCAGCCACTGAGCAGATGGAGCAGCAGCATCAGGCCAACCTCGCCAAAATACGCTCTCAGCAGGTGGTTAATCCCACCCAGCAGGCAATTGGTGAAGTTGACCCGGTGCAGCAGTTGGCCAACCAGCACGCGCAGGAGCTGGCGCTGATTCAGCAGTTCGAGCAGCAGGGCGTTTTGGCCCATCAGAACGCGCTGGCCCTCAAAAACGCAGCCGACACGCAGTACGAGCAGCAGAGGACCGCAGCTCAATGGGAAATCCTGAGCCAGCAAAGCCTCGGCTATAACATGCTGACGAGTGCGGTGGATGCGTTTAGCGGGAATGCCTCCAATGCGATCACCGGTCTGCTAACCGGCACAATGTCAGCGCAGGAGGCGATGCAGTCACTCGGCAATACCATCCTGAACAGCGTGATCAACAGCATTGTTCAGGTTGGCGTGGAGATGCTGAAAAACTTTATCATCGGGCAGACAATCGGGGCCGCATCCACTGCAAATGGGATGATACAGGCAGCGCTGCTGACAAACGCATGGACTCCAGCAGCCTATGCCGCCTCCGTGGCGACAGGTGGTGCAGCCGCAAAAGTGGGGGCCGTGGCCTATGGTTCTGGGCTGGCAACATCAATGGCTCTAAGCACTGTATCTGGTGCTCGCTACAATGGCGGCCCGGTATCAGCCGGCGGCCTGTATCAGGTCGGCGAGAAAGGTAAACCAGAGATCTACCAGGCCAGCACCGGCAAGCAGTACATGATCCCCGGCGATAACGGGAAGGTCATCAGCAATAAGGATATGCAGTCAGGAGGAGGGATCAGCGTGCAGGTGAACGTCATCAACCAGTCTACCGGTGCCACTGTACAGAGTGCCGATGGCTACATGCAGGACGGTAGCGCAGTTGTGGACTTGCTGATCACCGACATGGAAAGAGGCGGCCCGGTATCCTCTCAGATGCAGCAGACATTTGGACTAAGCCGCAAAGCGCAAGGTGCTTACTAAACCAAACCCGCTCCGGCGGGTTTTTTAATGCCCGGAGGAAACGTGGCAACAGTTCAATACCCTCCGTTCCTGCCGCTTCCCCAGCGCGCCGATCAGAACATGACGCAGGATACAGCCTGGCAGACGACGCAGACGGCAGTCGGTCCATTGATAATCACGCCGATCACCACGGACCTGAAAGCAACCTGGACGCTGCAGTGGATATTCACGCTCGCGCAGGCCGAGAGGTTTAAGTCGTGGCTTCGCTCGCCGACGTACTGCGACCGCGGGCGTAACTGGTTCCAGATGCCGATCGACCTGGGTGATACGCAGGGAGTTCAGCAGCAGACGCTGCATTTCGTCGATATGCCGGTGCAGACCAGCAAAAACGGCAACATTGTCACCTGGACCGCAACGGTTATCAGCAACGGTATCGAGGACATTACCGAGGACTACGACGACTGGATTGTTGAGGCCCAGCCGGGCTATGGATACTGGCTGGATTACCTGATCACCGAAGTTATGCCGAGGGCTGACTGATGCCGACATTGAGAGAGTGGAAAGAGCGGCGGCCGGCCAGCGATATCAAACAGACGGTGGAGTTTTATCATCCGGCTTTCGGCTATTACCGGGTGGTCAATAACCTGTTTCGCCCGGCGACGTTTGGCGGGAACTCATTCGAGCCTGCGCGGTTCAGTGTGACCGAGCCAGCGCAGGACGGAACGGCGGTCATATCAATGACGATCACTTTTGTCGCCGCGACGGAGCATGTCCGGCAGACACTGAAAAACTGGCGCGGGGCGGCGCGCATGACGCCGATAAAGTGCCTGTATCAGCAGTGGAATGCGATCGGTGATGCATCATCCCTGAAAGACTGGACGCTTTACGTGAACGACATTTCAGCCGATGCCAGCAACGTCACCGTGACCGCCGGAAAGACTAACCCGCTGACGCTGGCCAACTCCATCATTTACACCACGAAAGACTATCCCGGGCTAATCACCGTATGACACAGAGCGACTTTATCGGGCTTGTTAACGGCAAGCCCTGGGCTAACCGCGCCTGCAGTTTTGAGCAGGTGGACTGCTGGGGCCTGGTGGTTCTCTATTACCGGCATGTGCTCGGCCTGGAGCTGCATCACATCGCCGGCTACGAATCGGGCGCGGATTTCATCACCTGCTATGAACAGGAGCACGCGCACTGGCGGTGCGTGCCGGTGGCGGCCACCGGATGCATCGCCGTTTTTTACCGCGGCGAAGTGCCGGCGCATATCGGTGTGATGATCAGCCCGGTTAAGTGCCTGCATGCCCGCGGGGAATTTGGTTTCGTGCGCTGCGATAGCCCGCTGGCATTACTGAAGGTTTACAGCAAAGTGGAGTACATGGTGCATGGTGCGATATGAGTTACAGAGGCTGCCTGGCGCGCCGCTGCAGCGTGGAACAGTAGATGTCGACACCACACTGGTGAGCCTGCTGGATTCCCTGCAGCTGCACCGCGATGTTATCGTGAAACTGAATGGCAGAGAGCTGCCGGACGATTACGATATCAGCCGGCCACTGCGATCTGGCGACGTCGTGGCTGTCTTCGACCAGCCAGAGGGCGGGGTGGGAAAGCTCATCACCACGATATTACGTCCGGTCACGAAAATCCTCTCTGGCGCGCTGAAGGTGTTCGGCCTGTCAAATAAGCCCAGCGCGTCAGTATCGGTGGCGACAGGCGAATCCCCCAATAATGATCTGACTGGCCAGACGAACCGCGCGCGACTCTACAAGGGGCGCCCGAACATTTACGGCCAGTGCCGCGTCTTTCCTGACCTGATTCAGGAGGCGCTGTTCGAGTTTGTCGACAATAACAAACAGCTTACGGAGTGGTTCGAGGTCGGTTACGGGCGGTACACCATCTCCTCGATCCGCTACTCTGAATCGAACCTCGGCAGCCTGGCGGGAGCCAGTTCTGCGATTTATAACCCGGGTGACGTGATCGGCACGATTGAGGTGGGGTATCAGTTCGATGACGTCGATAACGAGACCGTGCCGGGACTGAATGAAAGCGAGGATTTCCCGGCCCAGACTGCAACCACAACGGCGCCGACATCGGTGGCGATCGAAAGTAATCAGCTCAAGGCTGTTGTGCTATCGAACGATGACAACTTTGCCTACTTCGCTGCGCTGGCGGTGCCGCATCCAGTGTCATTCGTCATCAATGCCACCTGGAACGATGGCGGCACAAGCGTCACGCGGAATGTCACTGGTGCCGGGACTATCATCTCCTCGGAGAGCTTTATCGGCGACGATACGCTGTCGTACTCGACGTTTTATATCGGCGAACTCTCGGGAGAAATTACGTCTCTGCCGGGCAATGCTGTTATCAACGCGACGCTGTTCACACTGAATGACCAGACCCCTCTGGTTATTGGACCGTCAGTGTCGCCGATCGTCTCGACGCAGGTATGGGTGCATGTGCTGGTCCAGCTCGGCGCGACGGCTGGCACAACGCAATACCGGATCAAGTTCTGGCAGGTCGACGACGACAACAATCAGGTGCCTGGTACGTCAGAGCAGCACGATTATTTCTTCGATAACGACTTCCAGGTGACGACCCGGTATTTCCGCACAACGCATAAGTTCGTTCCGGCAGCCGGGGCAGGGCGCTATGCGGTGACCATCGAGCGCCTCGACAACAGCAATGACGCCAACGTCGTGACGCTGATGGCGATCCACGCAGTGAACGTGCGCGAAAACGTCGTGTATCCGGAAGACACGATTGCCCGCATCACGATCAAAGGCTCGAACGACAGCAACAGCAACCGCGAGCAGAAGTACAACATGCTGGCGCAGCGGCATACCATCAGCTACGACAGGACGACCGGCGCGGTCGATTACACGCTGCGTCCGAGTCGCTCGTTTGCCGACGCCATCCTTCACGAATGGGTGGTTGTCGGTAAGCAGGACGTGGCCAGCATTGACGTCGCCGCTCTTTATGCCATTGCCGATTCGCTGCCGGATGCTCAGCTTGGGTATTTCGATTACACCTTCTCGGATGAGAAGCAGCCTCTTGGTGAGCGCATAGCGACGATCGCCAATGTTGCCCGCGTTGACGGCAATAACATCGGCGATGTGCTGACGTTCTGGCGTGATGAGAAAGTGACAAATCCCGATGCGGTTTTTGCGCGCTCAAACATGTTCTGGGACGAGTACAAAGTGGCATGGCAAATGTCTCTACCCGGTGGTTACGACGGCGTGGCGCTGGACTACGTCGACCCGCTGACTAACAAGAAGGCGTACATCTACCTGCAGATCGACAGCAGCGGCATCACTGAGGTTGAGGATGCCACTGTTAACGCGATGCAGATCAGCCTGGACGGCTGCCGAAACGCCACCCAGGCAACCGACAGGGCCTGGCTTGAGGCGAGAAAAATTCTCTACTCACGCCTGACTATGACGGTGAAAGTGCTGGAGTCGACCCAGGTGGTGCGAGGTACGGTGGTTCAGTGTCCGGACATGTACGACAACGCGCAGCAGACTGGATACATCACCGGGCGCTCCGGGGATGTGTTCTCGACGTCAGAGCGTATCGACTTTTCTCTCGGCGATATGTGGGTGGTGATGACCGACAGCCTCGGAAATTACCGCGGGCGCTGGCGGGCATACCCGGTAAGCGGCAAGCCCAAAGCATTTCAGGCTGTAGCCGATACCTTCGATCTGAACATTTATGACCGCGAAAATGTGCAAAACCCGAGCCGTTATTTCATTGCTACCGACTCGGAACTCAACTCCACAATCTGGCGCGTCGATAGCGCCAAACCCAATGGTGACGATACTCAAACCCTCTCACTCACTGAGTATTCAGACTCGATTTATCCGTAACGCACAGCAGTAATTACCAACTTCGCGCACACCATCAGATTCACATCTGAGGGCTTCGTGCGCCTTTTATAGGGCGACATGCACAATGGCAGAAGTACCGTTACCAACTCCAACCGACAATCAGGTACCCAGCACTGATATCCGGGACGCAGTTTATGCTGGCGCCATGCTGGATAAGGTTGTCACCAGTACAGAGCTGACATACACCGATCGCCTCGGCGGTGAGCATTACACCGTAGACGGAATTAAGGCTGAAGGGGATAAGGCTGTAGAGGAGACCAGGAAGAACCTGATCCCTTTAAGCCGACAGTACATGACCCTGGCGGCGGCGCAGGCAGATATTGCTAATATCCCCGATGGCTCAGCAACCTACGTGCGAAGTGCAGACGGGAGTTCGCTGGCAGATGAGTACATCAACAACGCCGGCACGCTGGAGGCTACCGGGCGGAAAATGCCTTCACAGGCAGGATTAGATAGCCTCGATGCCCGGCAGGATTTCACAGATTCGGTTATCTCTCCGCAACTATCAAAAACAGTTCTCGGGTGGCTCATCGGGTTTATGAATTTCGAGCAAACAGGACTTTTCGGCGGTTTTGATGAAACCGGCGGTTTCCGGCTGGCAGAAATGCCCGACGCGGTGCAGGACCGTTTAAAGCAGCTTGGCGATTATGATTTGTTGACGTCAATTCCAGGCTTCCATGCGTTGATGCTGGACAGCGAAGGGAAAGCGGGGTTTGCAGTCTCTCAGGACTGGGGGTTACTTCTCGCCGGACTGGATAGATCGGTACAGGACGAAATCATTGAGTTAAAAAATGGTGCCGGTACCACCGATACGATCCTGCGCCCACATAACGGCGTACTCGCTGTCTTTAAGGACGGTGCCAGCGTTTCACCTGTTTATGCTGTGAACCCTGTAGCCTACGCGCAGAAGCTGGCGACCGGCGGGGCGAGTATAGTTTATGAGGAGGCTGGGATTGTAAAAACCGGCCTCATAAACCTAATTGATAACGGATTCGCTATGCGTCCGGTAGCGGCGGCGGTGTCGGAGGTTTTTTATCGCGCAATTCTAGGGCAGAGCCTGGCCGTTGGCGGCGGAAACCGCGTAACACTGGCTGACCAGAATCTTTTCGGGCTATCGCTAATGTTCGCCGGTGCTGGCGCTGACCGAAACGCGGGGATTGACGGAGAGGTTAGCGATAGCTCCTTGTCTGTCTTCGTTGATGCAGAGCCGAAATTGTATCGTGAGTGCTGCGCCATTCCTGGCCAACAACGATACCTCAACGACTTGATGACAGAATACGGCTATGCCAAATCAGCATTGCCTGCTGTTGTAAGCCGCATCGACGCAAAATCCGGCACAGCTTACAGTGGCCTGAAAAGAGGTACTGAACCGTATTCCTGGGGTATCACCGCCTTCACCACTTTCTGCGACCGCGTACTCGCTATGGGGAAAATCCCGGTGTCCAGCTCGATAACAATTGTTCACGGTGAGGCCGATTCAGCAATCGTTACGGCTCTGGGGCAGTACAAGGCCAACCTCAACGAATGGATAAGTGACCAGTTCGCAGACCGTCTGGCTATCCTCTCAGCGCGTGGTGTGACGCAGACTATCCCGCAGATCGCCTACATTGACCAGATGGGGAGCCGCGTTAAAACCGACACTCAGCGCGGCGATTTAATTTCCTATGACCAGTTGGCAATCAGCAACGAACGCGCTGACGTCGTGATGATAGGTCCGAAGTTTCATCTCAACAGGAAGTACCATGTCGACATCCAGCATCTGAACAATGTCGGCTATGCCGTCATGGGTGAACTGCAGGGTGAAGCAGAAGCCTGGATGCACAAAGAGCGCGTTGCTGGCACAAATGTGAAATGGAAAGCAGTGCAGCCCGTCAGCGTGGTTAAAACCGGCCTGCAACTGGACGTTACTTTCAGCTCTCCGATGGGCTTGCCGCTCAAAATCAACAACAAATTTGGGACCGCTCCCAACCTTGGTGCCGATTTGGAGAACGGTTCCACGACAATCGTGAGCGCGTCGCAAGTCAGCGATTTCGTTTTCCGGTTCACGCTCGCTGCGGAACCTGCCGCGGGCGAGTTCCTGAGGTTCGGCTTCAACGCCAACGACCCTGTAAACGTGCCGACAGTCGCGGGCGGGTCAATCATGACTTCCTGGCAATTCCCGCTGGTCTGCATCAGCGACACATCGACGAAAGTCAGCAAGTCCGACCCCAATTTTGTTCTTGAGCACTTCTGCTGCTTATCACGCATCGCAATTAACTGAGGCAAAATAAATGGCCATTATCCAATCGCAAATTCCAACAACAGGGAACAGGGTGCTGCTCCCGTACACCCGCCTTGACCCGGCAGAACTCTTTGCCGCACACAAAGCTCGCGTGCTGGCGGATGGCGGGGAAATCCTCAACGAAAGTTCCCTGATGCAGGAGATCACAGATATCGTTGCTGCCGGACTGTGGCAGTACGCGGTCAGCCTAGCTAGTCCTGAATGGGGTATCAAGCGGGATGCCGAGGGCTACGTAACAAAAATGTACGGTCTGGTCGGGCCGGACTATCTGGAGTTTATCGTTGCCGGACAGTATGCCCGTCGCTGTATGCTGGATACGACTACAACCCCGCCGTCCATTCGTGTGCAGGTCAACCTGGGTGCGGCTTACCTGCGGACTGAGACGCCGGTACGTCAACAGAAAATCGCTGGCCGCCCGTATATCATCTCGGCGATCTTGGCAGACAAAGAGTCAGCCGATAATCGCGGTGTTGTCATGGCGTTTAATCCGGTATCTGGCAATACAAACCCAATTGTTTATGAGTGGTGTATTCGAAATGCAGCGGGTCGAGCAGAATCGTCCTCATATTACCTGTCGGGTAAATATCCGGATACGGGTGAAGATAATGTTAAAGCTCTGTCGGACGGCTACGTTTCTATGAGGCCGTCAGCTTGTCTTGTCGAACCAGCAGCAGGCCGAGGGAAAAATTTCAGTAATGGCCTGTTGGTCAGTACGAGTGATGTCACCAAATCGGGAGAAATCCCGGACATGACCGGGGTTGATGTGCATATCTATATCGGCTCCCGCTATACCGCGAACTACAGCGCCACCGGTGCAGATACTGACGGAATGGTCGGAAGAATTCGCTGTTTTGGTTATGCGACCGAAGAACAGGCGAAACTTATTTCTCAGCGCTCATAGTTCAATCAGGGCCTGTAGTAAGTAATGAAGGCACAGGGATGTGTATGTAAAGTTAGTGAGTCACTAAATTTAGAGGGGCAGGATTTCTCGTTAGTTTTATAATTTTTATACCGCACTGATGAACTCTTGTTCATGAAAATCATTTACGAGAGGTGGCTTTGATTTTATTGATTTTTCGGCAGTGAATAGCCAGCATCTCGATAGCCAGTCTATATCCACGGTGGGTGTCATCATGTTTTTTTTCAATCTCACTTATAAGTATTTTAAGTAAGTTGTCTTTGTTTATTTCCATCTCCTGCATTATCAATATTAATACACACTCACCAAAAGCAAGGCTTGCATGAGAATTAATATTTGAAATCATCTCGTTTGTAATTCCCATAGAATTATAATCAATATTCAT